AGGAAGGACCACCATGACTCTTTGTCATTGACATTTTGTCATTATACAATTGAGTGAAAATACTCATTACATTCTTTGATAGTGTCGAACTTATATACTCTTACTATATTAGACTTAGTTGTTATTATAACAGTGAAGTCAGTTTGTTTAATTGATTTAATTATTGACATAGTTATTTATTTATTGGTTACATATATATTATCCAATTATAGTCGTAGTTAGATTGTAGGAATGAGTATGACATATTGACATGACATGATGACATAGTAGTAAGAAGAGTGGATGGTGATGGAGATGATGAGGTGAAAGGTGAAATGTTAGACGGAAAAGGAAAAGAGAGAGAGACGAAGAAGACAGAACGAGAGGAGGGGAGTGAGGACATTGAATGGTAAATGGGTAATAAAGGGTGGGGGTGGGGTAAAAAAATTGATTTTCCTGGGGAGAAGGGGAGGGGGAGAGGGGGGACAACACTTCACCTCTATATTTACAACGTGTTTTTTGTGACATAAGCCTATTAAGGTAGATCTAGTAACTAGCTAGTGTCACACTTCTCTACCTAAGGATATTACTAAGGTAATATCTAGGGATAGAGATAGGTTATTAGAGATAGGAAGTAATGAGCAATTGTCACAACGCACTTAAATAATTATTTTAATGTGTAACTATTTAGAATAGTTAATTAATAGAAAATATAAAACATAACGCTATGGCATTTAAGATGAAAGGATTTCCTATGATACAAGGAACTTCACCAACAAAACACATAAGATCTGAAGAGAAGAGACCGGGACACAATAAAAAATATCACACAACAGACCCATCTAACGCTGCTCACGATGGTACTGACGGGACTAGTAATTATTGGTCGGATGGATCTAAAGAAGAGGAAATAGCAGCAGCTGAGTCTACACAGTCAGCAGACGTTTCTACTCCAGACGTAGATGAGACTACTGAAGCACCAAAGAAGAAAAGAAACTTAATACAACGACTTGGAGACGAACTTAGAAAGGGTCATAAAACTAGAAAAAAGACCGACGCGGATTACAAAGCTAACAAAAAACGTGGAGAGTCTAAGCACCAATATAACGTGAGGAAAAGAAGAGAAGAATTACAAGCTGCTAAAAAAAAGGAAATGGAGAAACGTGGCTGAAAAACGGCCAGGCAATTCACAAGGATTAAGTAGGTGGGCATTAGCACGTAAAAGACTTAGAGATAAGACTGCCGCTATGACACTATTTAGAAAGAAACGTAAAAAAGAGAATCAAGCTATCGGACAGCAGTCTGATTCTGATTTACACCACACGAAGTCAGGAACAATAAGAAGAACATCGATAGCTTATAACAGAGCGACTCACACTAGAGGTGAGGTAAAATCATAAAATTATGCCACAAGGAAAAGGAACATACGGAGACCAAGTAGGTCGACCATCAAAAGAAGATAAGAGCAAAGGTATGCCTTATGCTCCATTTAAAATGTCAGGGCATACATTACCAGGGCCTAACCAAAACTCATCTTTGAAAATGACCGAGGAAGATTTATGGACGCAAATACGAGGTGGAAAGACAGCGGAAGAATTCCGAGCAACTATGAGTGGAGCTAGATTAGGTGAGAGTACAACGAGTCAAGATGAGACTTTGGGGTTACAAGGAGGAGGGACGCGTGCTGGGGGTGCATCTACTGAAACTACAACTCTACCAGAGCAAGGGAGTATAAACACACCTGCTGTGCAGGCTGGATCTGGAGAGAATATGAATAGGATCGTGAGTGAAAGAAGTAATACTAGTGATGATATTAGCGGGATAGACAATGTAAAAAAGAAAAAAGTAGACGTGGAAGTTACAGTCAACGGACAACAAGTATAAAAATATAAGATTATGAGCGATAAACCATTTAAAATGAAAGGATCACCGATGCAGAGGAACTTCGGGATAGGGAGAACAGAGTCTCCAGATGCTGAGTCTCCGTACAATAAAATAGATTTAAAGAAAGCTTTAGCGGCTGGTATGGCTACGCTACCTGGTGGTCACGATGCTTATCAGTCTCAAGAGGCAGAGTACGAAAGAGGTCCGGACGGAAGACTCCTTAAAGATAAGGATGGTAACTATATTAAAAAGAAACAAAACGAACACAAAGTTTACACCCCAGGAGATCTATTTGGAGATATAAAAAACTTTCTAACTGGCGGTAAAAAAGAAACTGAAGAAGTTGAAGTTGAAGAAGAAAACGATGATAAATAAAGACATTATAGGAGGTGTAACGCCTTTAAAGAAGAGAAGCCAAAAATTTAAAGCTGGCGACGTTGGTAAAAAAGCTACACGTAAAAATGTAAAGCTTAAAACTGGTTTCCAAAGATCTGGCATGGAGTCTGAGGGTGGTAGGAACTACGAAAGTCTTACAGGTGGAATGCGTGTAACATCTAGTCTTGCGGATAGTTTAAAATTTAAAGAACCTGGTAAGAAAACATCCACTAGTGGTTTTGATGATACTTCGACGTTTGAAGACACGGATATTGAAAGTGGAAAAGAAAGAAGAACAATTGAAGATAAAGTAGTTACAGAACCAGAAAAAAAATATGAGAAGAAAGACCAAGTATGTTCACAGGAGTACTACGATCATAGTATTGCAACTGGAAGAAAACCTGTAGGTGGCCCAGGAAGCCCAGAGTGTAAAGAATACAATGATTTTAGAGCAAAAAACCCTAAAAAACGAGGAACTAAAAAAAGAACGATAAAAGGGTACGATGAATGTAGAGAGTGGACGATGAAAGATGGAAAAAAAGTATGGACCGAGTGGGTCCGTTGTTAATTAACAACTAAAAATAAAAAACAAAACAAATGGCATTTAAAATGAAGGGTAGTCCCGCCAAATTAGGGACAATAAGCGGAACAGCAGGGCACGCTAGTGCTCTTAAGCAAGTAGAAGATAAAAAGAAAAAGGGTTTCTTCGAGAGATTAACGGGGAAAAAATTCAAAGAAACTAATCTTGGTAAAGACTTGCAAAGGAAAAAAGAAGATATACAAAGCTTAAAAGAAAAAGGACTTAAAAAGCATATAGTAACTAGACACGCTGAAAAGCAATTAGAAACTAAAAAAGACGCTAATGTTTTAGGTACAAATAAAACTCTACAGGTTCACAAGAGTTCTTCTGGATCTGGAGCAATTAAACCTTCAGGAAAGAATAAAGAATACAAAGCTATAGGTAGTAAGGGCTACACTTTCACAAGAGGGGGTGGAGATCCTTATCAGTATAGAACATCAGATGAGGGGCAAACTTTCCAATACAAAAAAGTTGGAGAAAAAGATTGGTCAGACGTAAAAGGTGGAAAGGATAAAATATCATCATCTTATACTGCGTCTATGAATAAAATGAAAGGCTCTCCAGTGCAACATACTAGAAGCAGAGGAAATCACATGGAAAAATGGGGAAAAGATCACACTAATGCAGATCATCCAAATTATTGGAGAAAACCTAGAGGAAATGAACAAGGAATGTCTCAAAAACAGTATGACCAACTTTCAGACATAGCAATAAAAGAAAGAAAAAAGGGATTAGATAGTCTTGAAAAAGCACAGAAATCCGCTTCAGATAAATAGGGAAACACCCTAAACCAAGTTATTAACCTAAAATAAAACCAAAATGACTTACTTGTATTACAAAAGTTCGTATACCACGAACACAACCAAACCGAATGAAAAAACTATGAACCAATGGAAACATCTTGCAGATAAGAAAAACTGGAGGATAACCCAACTTCCTAATGGATTCTATCAAACAGAGTGCTCTAATCCTGATAACGAGGAATGGCACGCTGTTACAAGACGAGAAACAATTGAAGGTGCTGAAACAGCGATTGATGGAAGTATCGACCATTTCTCTAAGAAAATAGAAGCTACACAAGGACCTAAAGTTATAAAAACATTCAAATAGAAACACAATTAAATTAAATTAAATGGAATACAATCTACCTAGCGAGATTGTCAAAGATCTTAACTTTGGCGATTCCGCTAAACAGCGAATAATTAAAGGAGTAGACAAATTAGCACAAGCTGTTAAATCTACTCTTGGAGCCTCAGGACAATGTGTTATATATGAGGACGCACGAGGCAACCCGGTCATCACAAAAGACGGAGTTACAGTAGCCGAATCTGTAGTCTTATTCGACCCGGTTGAAAACATGGGCGCGACTCTTATTAAGGAGGCTGCTAGAAACACAGTGAAAGAGGCAGGGGACGGAACCACAACGGCGACCGTCCTTGCTGAATCACTAATAAAAGAAGTTAGTCGTGAGAAAAATACGACTATTAGAGAAATTAAAGAAGGAATTAACTCTGGAGCAAAGAAGATTAATGACTATCTTAAAGAAAATGCATTAGAGATAAAAGGAGATATGCTACAAAACGTTAGCGCTATTAGTTGTAACAACGATTTAGCTCTTGGAAAGATAATATCTGAAGCTTACGAAAAAGTAGGGAAAGATGGAGTAGTGTTAATGGAAGGATCTGAAACAGAGAATACATACGTAGAAGTTGTGGACGGTGTACAAATCGACTGTGGTCTTACTTCTCCACATTTTATCACAGATAATGATAAACAAAGGGCAATTTTAGACAATCCTTTAGTATTAATCGTAGCGTCAGAGATTCCTAACGTTAGAAAAATACAAAATATTCTAGAATTTGCAATAAAACAAAATAAATCACTTTTAATAGTAGCACAAGTGTCACAACAAGTGAAGAGTGCGCTTTTAATGAACAAAGTTAAAGGAAATATTAAGGTCAATATTGTAGATTTACCAGGATTTGGACCAACAAAGCAGGATACTATCAAAGATTTAGCGATTTTAACCGGAGCCGAAGTAATAAACGAAGAACTTGGGGATGATTTAGACGGAATATCACTAAATATTTTAGGAGAAGTTGAAAAAGCGGTTACAGACGACAAAAATACTATAATCACAACTATAGAAACCGCTAATGACGTGTCTGAAAGAATTAAAGAAGTGCAAAAGTTACATAAAAGTGAGAAAAACTCATTTTTAAAGAAAAAACTAGAACAAAGAGTAGCTATGCTTTCCGGTTCTGTAGGAATCGTCCGCGTAGGAGCTGATTCTAAGGTAGAACTGAAAGAAAAGAAAGATAGAGTAGAAGACGCAATATATGCAACTAAAGCCGCATTAAAGGAAGGTATTGTTCCGGGTGGTGGAATTGCACTGTTGAATGCTTCTCAATGTATCGAGCCTGAAAACGTTGGAGAAAAAATACTGCTAAACGCAATTAAGGCACCATTCGAAACAATACTATATAACGCAGGAATAGAAGACTATGAACTGCCAAATGTTAAAGGCACTGGTATCGATGTCATTACTGGAGAAATTGTAGATATGGTTGAACACGGCGTTATAGACCCAGTGTTAGTAACTAAATCAGCATTAAAGAACGCAATTTCCGTAATTAGCACTATAATCTCCGCAAATTGTGTAATATCTAATATAAGAGTAAATGAAGGCAGTTAATCATTATATTATAATAGATCCAATTAAGGAAGGACCGAAGAAAGTAGGTGGTTTGATTTTAACAGATGAAATCAACGAGGACAATAGATACTTAAAGGCTAAAGTAGTATCAATAGGGAACATGGTAGAAGGAGTAAAAGAAGGTGATACTATTTATTACGATAAACACGCTGGACATGGTATCCAGCATAAAGATAAATTTTACGGCGTTATAAAACAACAAGACGTCGTACTTATAGATTAGACCTAAACCATAAACAATAAACCTAAAACTTAAAACGACAATTAACCTAATTATTAACAAAAAAAAACAAATCAAAATGAAAGAAGTTTATTTGTACTTTCGTACACAATCTACTCTAGCAGATGACGATGATTCAGCTCAATCGTGTTGTATTCCTTTATCTAGTTTTAAAGGTATGCACCCAACAAGTGACACTGCGTTAACTATTTTTTACACGCCTCAAATCAGAAATGTATCTGACGGTCAAGATGGTAACGTAGCAAACAATGATTCAATTGTATTAACTGTTGGAACAAATGATCACAAAGACGCTATGGCTGCTTTAGCTAGATTATTTGCTGGGGCTGCTAATGGTGGTATCCATCATGACGGATTTATTGTAGTTGCTGATGATTTATCAAGCACTTACGCTGTATCAGAAGTTACAGCTGTTGGAGCGATCACGCCTGCTGCTGCATTATCATAGTAGATGCGATTAACCGCGCAGGATCTGCGTGAAATGAATATCCTTAAGTATTACAGGCTCACACGAAAGTGGGCTTGTAAGACTTACGGATTAACAGATGCAGATTTAGAATTATTAATTTATTTAGATTGTAAAGGAAGATTTACACGACAAGGTTTTAAGGATGGTACTTATACCATGAGTTGGGATAAGAACCGTTGGGAGAAACTAAGAAGGTTAGGTTGGATAGAAACCTGGAGGCACAGAAACAGAACAACAATAAAGTACTCGGTATTTAAAACATCATTCAAATGTTCTCAGTTAATATCTAGAATATATAGAGTATTGTTAGGTGAAGAGGATTTACCAGTATCAGAAAGAAGTACTTTTTATAATAATAAAACATATACTGACAAGGTTTTTAATAAATCTATAGATGATATGATAAAAGATAAAGATAGGTAATATGGCATTTAAACTAGGATCATCACGTGGACCACTACTTGATAGAGGACAAGTCAATTCAAAATTGTCTTTTAAGGAAGATGACGGATCTATACCAGGAACACCTGTATTACGTAGAGATCTCGATAAAGGTATATTAGGCGAAGCTAATAACGATGGGTCTATATTTATAAGTCATGAAGTTGAACCAGGAAGCGAGCAAGAACGACATGTTATAATGCATGAGATGATACATATAAAAGATATGAGATTAGGTAAATTAGCATATAGTGATGATTTTGTCAAATGGAATGGGCAATCTTACCCTAGAAAAGATGGAAAAATACTATATAATAACGAGTGGGTGCGAGAAGGGAGTAAAGACTTTCCTTGGGAAAAAATGCCTTGGGAATAATAATAATAAAAAAAACAAGAAATCATGGGAAAACCATTTAAATTAAGATCTGGAAATACTACGGCATTTAAAATGATGGGGAGTACATCTCCAGCAAAACACTCTAAGTACAACAACGCTGAAACAGCTAATAGCGCAACAAATAAAGCGGCAAGAGCACATGATAAGAAATTTGGAGAAGGTCACGCTAGTCATAAAGAAAAAGCAAAAGGAGAAGAAAGCCCGGTAAAAGACACAAATCCACACACGGGGATTAATCCACCGCACAAAGCTCATTCTAAATCCTTAAGTTCATCGAAAAAGGAAAGTACGTACGACAAGATAAAAGATGCTGCAACTTGGTTGATAGGAGGTCCAGGAGGTTATATTACAAAAAAAATATATGATTCAACAAAAGATAAATCAAAGAAAACAAATATAACTAAAAAAGATACAGATAAACTAGATGATAAAGTTGATACTAAAGCAACTCAATATCAGGAAGAGAAAGTAACTGATTTACCAGATCTAAAACAAAGAGAAAATCTCCAGAATCTTTCAGAAAATATCGAAAAAAAGAAGAAAACAAGAAGAAAAAAGAAAGAAACAGAAAAGAAGAAAAAATTCGATATCAAAGAAATAAAAAATAAAAATACAGACACGAAAGATACTGTTAAACCCGAGAAGACTTTTTTAGAAAAGATAAGAAAAAAATATCCTGAAGGAACCCCATTAGAAGAATAGTATAGTTGAAATCTAAAGAATAGTAAATTATGAGTATATTAGGAAAAATATTTTCAAGTGGAGCAACTGATTTAGTAAAAGGTGTAGGTGGAGTTATAGATAATTTACACACCTCTAAAGAAGAAAAACTTGAAGCTGAACAAAAAGTAAAAGAATTAGTAGCGTCTTACCAAGGTTCACTAGAAAAAGAAATCTCATCAAGATGGAATGCTGATATGAAATCAGATTCTTGGTTGAGTAAAAATATAAGACCAATGATCTTAGCTTTTTTAGTTGTATCTACAGTATTAATGATATTTATTGATGCTGGGGTTATTGCTTTTGAAGTAAAAGACACTTGGGTTGATCTATTACAATTAGTATTAATAACCGTGATCGGTGCTTACTTCGGTGGTAGATCACTAGAAAAAACAAAAAAATAATGAGTAAAATATACAAAAGAGTAAATCCGGTTATGCCGGCTAGTATACAGGCCGCGGCTTACGCGGACACTGAAATACTTTTTGACTGGCACAAAATAGATGCTAGAAAAGTATCTTCAATAAGTGGACTTCAATGTATTGTTAGAGGTACTAATGGAGCAGATCAAACAATGGTAGGTATTGATTTGTTCTTTGCAACAAGTCATATTCCAACGCCTAATGATGGCGTGAATGTTAGTGTAGACGTAGCGCCTACTACATTAGGAACAACAGGCGCTGCTATAGATACTCCAGGTTGGTTTAATAATATATGTGGACATGTGCCTATCGCGGCTGGTGACTTTAACGATGGAGATTTAATATATTTAAATATAGCTACTAAATCAGGTTTAGATATACCAGTTAACGGTGACTTATATGTAGCGGCTGTGGCTAAAGGTGCTTTAGATTTTAGAACCACAGTTCAAGTTAACGAATCTAATTTTGCGGCTGGAGCACAAACAGTAATAACACTAGACACTAAAGACGCGACTTTATTGTTTGCGCCTGGAGACGTTATACACGCTGTAGATGACGCTGTGCTTGGTACTATTAAAACTGTCGACTCTGCAACACAAATAACTTTAACAAAAGCAAATGTCGATGCGATAGAAGACGATGACGTGCTTTATAACATTAGCCCTATCACGCTAATATTATCGTGTGAGTCTTGGGGTGGATAAAATAAATAAAACAAATTAAATTAAATTAAATAAAATGGCAAAAAACACAAACAAGAAAATCAAGGAGTTGAAGGCTGAAAAACCTTCTAAAATTACAAACGAAGAATTAAATAAAGTACAATCAGTAATTAACGATATGAATAGAGCGCAGTTAGAGATAGGCTCTATAGAAACTAAAAAACATAGTTTATTACATCATATATCTATATTACAAGAACAGTTAGGTAAAATGCAAGTTGACTTCGAAAAGACTTATGGTACAGCTGACATTAACATTCAAGATGGTACTATAAATCATAAAGAAGATGTCAAAACTGATTAGAAAAATTACTGTAGGTAAAGACTATAAGAATGACGCTATGCATTACGCTGTTGGTCAAGAGGTTTATGGTGGACATACGATATCTGATATTATAGAAGAGAAAGATAAGTATTCTATTTATATTAGGAAAAATAAAGATGTGTTACCATGGAAGGACTTTAATAAAAACATGGCGGTATCTATAGAGTATAACTTAGAATACTAATGAAAGCGCCTTTTGACTTTGTTATAGAGCCAAAGGGAAGTAGATATAACAACACTACTAAAGTTGGGGATAAAGATCTTATATTAAATACTGAAATTTATAACCATCAATTTGTAAATAGAGAAGCTATTGTTAAATCAGTTCCCACAGCTTTTGAAACGGAGATAAAACCTGGAGACACCGTTATAACGCATCACAACGTGTTTAGACGTTGGTTAGATATAAAAGGTGAAGAAAAGAACAGTAGGAGTTATTTTGATGAAAATACTTATCTTGTAAAAGAAGATCAAATATTTTTATATAAAAGAAACGGAGAGTGGAAGGCTCCTAAAGGATATTGCTTCGTGCAACCTATAAAAGAAAGAAACTCATTAGAGATAAATAAAGAAGAATCTTGTGTAGGTATAATAAAATATACAGACGGAACGTATGAAAAAGAAGACTTGGTAGGTTTTATGCCTTTTTCTACGTATGAATTTATAATCGATGGTAAAAGATTATATAGAGTTATTACTAAATTTATTACAATTAAATATGAATACCAAGGAAACGAAGAAGAATATAATCCAAGCTGGGCAGAAAGCAGTTGAAGAACTGATTAAAGTTGCAAAAGAACCTATTGTCGATAGTGACGATGATATATCAGCAGATAGATTGAAGAACGCCGCAGCTACTAAAAAACTAGCTATATTTGACGCATTCGAAATACTCACAAGAATCCAAGAAGAAGAAAACTTGCTTAAGGGCAAAGCACCTGAAGAGGCAGAGAAAAAAGTCTTTAAAGGATTCGCAGAAGGTAGATCTAAGTAATGTACAAGCAAAGTTTAGTTAACACGGTTGAACCGATAAAAAGAACCACTATTACCAGAATGAACAGAGGTAAGAAGTGGAAGTATGGTTACAATAAAGAACACGACTTAATTGTGTTATCACACAATGGAGTTATAGGTGAAATCATAGAGATACAAAATTTAATTATAGCGCTACCGAAACCACCTAAAGAAGTATACACGCATCCAAAGAATAAGTGGGTTAAGCAGGAATATCCTAAAGAGCTCCAAAGGATCAAAAACATATTCGATTGGAGGGGTTATCCGGAAAACAACAAAGAAAAATGGTACGATTATATAGATGAGGAATTTAAACGTCGAGAAGAGGGTTTCTGGTTTATGAATAATGGTAAACCAACCTGGATAACCGGTACGCACTATATGTATTTACAATGGAGCAAAATAGATGTAGGTGCTCCAGATTATAGAGAAGCTAATAGATTGTTTTATATATTTTGGGAAGCTTGTAAGGCTGATAAAAGATGTTATGGAATGTGCTATCTTAAAAACCGTAGATCTGGATTTTCATTTATGTCAAGCGCTGAAACGGTTAATCTAGCGACTCTAACAGGTGATGCTAGATACGGTATACTTTCTAAAACTGGATCAGATGCTAAAAAGATGTTTACAGATAAAGTGGTTCCAATTAGTATAAATTATCCATTTTTCTTTAAACCTATCCAAGACGGTATGGATAGACCTAAAACGGAACTAGCGTATAGAGTACCAGCTAGTAAGTTTACAAGAAAGAAAATAACATCTAATGAAAAGTTAGAAGACTTACAAGGATTAGATACAACTATTGATTGGAAGAACACTGGGGACAATAGTTACGATGGGGAAAAATTAAATTTACTAGTACATGACGAAAGTGGTAAGTGGGAAAGACCTGATAATATACTAAATAACTGGAGAGTTACAAAAACATGTTTACGATTAGGTAGTAGAATAGTTGGTAAATGTATGATGGGCTCAACTTCAAATGCGTTAGACAAAGGTGGAGACAATTTTAAAAAACTATACAATGCATCAGATGTCACTTCGAGAAATAGAAATGGCCAAACAAAGTCTGGTTTATACTCTTTGTTTATCCCAATGGAATGGAACTACGAGGGATTTATTGATGAACACGGACATCCAGTTTTCGATAATCCAGATCATGATGTCTTTGGACCAGATGGCGAATTAATCGACTATGGTATAATAGAACATTGGGAGAATGAAGCTGAAGGATTAAAATCTGATCAAGATGGATTAAATGAATTTTATAGGCAATTTCCAAGAACCACAGAACATGCATTTAGAGATGAAGCTAAGAATTCTATATTTAACCTAGTTAAAATATACGAACAAATAGATTACAATGAAGGTATTGGAAACTCTTCAGTTATATCAACTGGTAATTTCCAGTGGGTTAATGGAATTAAAGATACTCAAGTTATATTTTATCCAGATCCAAAAGGTAGATTTAAAGTAAGTTGGTTTCCACCTCAACATATGCAAAATAAGATAATTGTAAAAAACGGTGTAAAATATCCAGCCAACGAACATATGGGGGCTTTTGGATGTGATAGTTATGATATATCAGGTACTGTTGACGGTAAAGGTTCTAATGGAGCCTTACACGGGTTAACAAAGTTTTCAATGGAAGACGCTCCTCCAAATCATATGTTTTTAGAGTATGTAGCAAGACCTCCAACTGCTGATATATTTTTTGAAGATGTATTAATGGCCTTGGTGTTTTATGGGATGCCATTACTTTGTGAGAACAATAAACCTAGATTACTATATCACATGAGAAGAAGAGGTTATAGAGGATATTCAATGAATAGACCAGACAAACTATGGAATAAATTATCTGTAACAGAAAAAGAGATTGGAGGCATACCAAACTCGAGTGAAGATATCAAACAAGCTCACGCAGCTGCTATTGAAATGTATATACAAAATCACGTGGGTCATTTAGGGGATGGAAATTATGGAGATATATATTTCAATGAGACATTAAATGATTGGAGTAGATTTGACATAACAAAAAGAACAAAGTTTGATGCGACTATAAGTTCTGGATTAGCAATTATGGCCTGCAATAGACACTTGTATAGACCTAATGCTAAAATTGAAAAACCAAAATTAAATATAAGTATTGCTAAGTATTCTAACAAAGGTAATGCTTCAAAGATAATAAAGAATTAATATGAGACAATTTCCAAGTCAAGTTGTTAGTGATACTGAAAAAATAAGCTATGAGTACGGACTCAAAGTAGCGCAAGCCATAGAAGGAGAATGGTTTGATAAGGATAGTTATTCTAATAGGTACGTTCACAATAAAAATAGTTTCCGAAACTTAAGATTGTACGCTAGAGGAGAACAATCAATACAAAAGTACAAAGATGAACTATCTATAAATGGTGACTTAAGTTATTTAAATTTAGATTGGAAACCAGTTCCAATTATACCTAAGTTTGTGGATATAGTTGTAAACGGAATGTCTAATAGAACGTGGGATATAAAAGCCTATACACAAGATCCTTTTGGAGTTAGCAAGAGAACTGAATATATGGAAAGTATCATGGAAGACATGAGACAAAAGGAATTGAAAAATTTTATTAAAGACAGGTTTGGAATGAATCTCTTTAATACTCCAACAGAGTTATTACCTGATTCTCAGGAAGAATTAGATCTTCATATGCAAATAAATTATAAGCAAGCTATTGAGATCGCTGAGGAACAAGCATTAAATGTTTTATTAGAGGGCAGTAAATACGAGTTAATTAAAAAGAGGTTTTATTACGATCTTACTGTTTTAGGTATAGGTGCTGTAAAAACCTCTTTTAATACATCTGAGGGTGCTAAAGTAGAATATGTTGATCCTGAAAATTTAGTATACTCATACACAGAATCTCCATATTTTGAAGATTTATATTACGTTGGAGAAATAAAAACAATACCTATCAACGAATTAGTAAAAGAATTTCCACATTTAACAGAAGAAGATTTAAAGGAAATTACCTCAAAACACTCTAGAAAAGCAAATAATTATAGTAATTATCGAGACAGTCGTAATGATAACGACGATAATAAAGTTCAAGTTTTATACTTTAATTATAAAACCTATATGAACGAAGTTTATAAAATGAAGCAAACTGCTACTGGAGCGGAAAAAGCTATCGAAAAAGATGATTCATTTGATCCACCTGATTCAAGCGCTAATTTCAACAAAGAATCAAGGTCAATTGAATGTTTATATGAAGGAGCCTTAGTAATAGGAACTAAAAAATTACTAAAATGGGATATGTCAAAAAACATGATGCGTTCTAAAAGCAACTTCACTAAAGTGAAAATGAACTATGCTATTTGTGCTCCTAGAATGTACGAGGGAAGAATAGAATCTTTAGTAAGCAGAATAACTGGTTTTGCAGACATGATACAATTGACTCATTTAAAATTACAACAAGTAATGTCACGTATGACTCCAGATGGTGTTTACTTAGATGCCGACGGTTTGGCTGAGGTTGATTTGGGTAACGGAACAAGTTACAATCCACAAGAAGCTTTAAATATGTTTTTCCAAACAGGTTCTGTTATAGGTAGAAGTTTTACATCTGAAGGCGATATGAATCCTGGTAAAGTTCCTATTCAAGAAATAACTAGTGGTGCTGGAGGTCAAAAAATGCAAGCTCTTATAGGTAATTATAATTACTATTTACAAATGATAAGGGATACCACTGGATTAAACGAAGCTAGAGACGCTGCTAATCCAGATCCTAAATCTTTAGTTGGAGTACAGAAAATAGCAGCAGCTAATTCAAATACAGCTACTAGACACATTCTTCAAGGCGGTTTATTTATAACGCAATCTATATGCGAGTGTTTATCGTTAAGAATATCAGATATTATAGAGTATTCACCTACAAAAGATGCTTTTATTCAAACTCTTGGCATGCATAACGTAGCTACTCTTAGTGAGATGAATAATTTGCATTTATACGACTTTGGTATATTTATTCAATTAACACCAGACGAAGAAGAGAAAGCTATATTAGAAGCAAACATACAAGCTGCTTTAGCACAGCAGAGCATAGAGCTTGAGGACGCTATAGATCTTAGAGATATAAAAAATATTAAACTAGCTAATCAACTACTTAAAATTAGAAGAAAAAAGAAAATAGCTCAAGACCAAAAAATCCAACAAGAAAACATACAGGCACAATCGCAAGCTAATATACAAGCCCAACAAGCTGCCGCTCAATCTGAAATGCAAAAACAACAAGCGATAATGCAATCAACAATGAATCTAGAAGAAGCTAAAGTAGGATTTGAAGCACAAAAACTTCAACAAGAAGCTAACATCAAAAAAGAACTAATGGAGTTAGAGTTTAACTATAACATGCAGTTAAAGAATATGGAGGTTGAGGGACAGAAAGGTAAAGAAGCGGAAAAAGAAAACCGTAAAGATAAAAGAACAAAAATACAAGCTTCGCAGCAAAGTGAGCTTATAGATCAAAGACAAAAAGGAACACCTCCTAAAAATTTCGAGTCAGCAGGAAATGATGTTTTAGGTGGAATTGATATGTCAGAATTCGGTCCTAGATAAAAACAAATTATTAATTATTATTATATTATATTATGGCAAAAAAGAAAAAAGAAGAACCAGTCGTGGACAACGAAACTGGTTCATTAAAAGTAAAAGAAAAAGTTGAAAAACAACCGGATGGTAACGAAACAAAAGGAAATGTTACTAAGGTTAAAGAAAAAATGAAAATGAAGCCTCA